GGCCTTGGCTTTGCGGAGGTCCGCCCAGAAGTGCTCGTCGGCCATGCCCTTGAGGCCCTCGTGGCCGGAGGCGAACCACGTTCGCAATACGTTGGAGACGGGGTTGTACGTCACGAACTTGTAGAATTCGGCGGCTCTTGGCCCCGTGAACAGCGTGAGGTACTGTTTCCCGGTGATGGGGTTGGTGAGGGAGATCAGGCCGCGCTCGCCCGCGGCGATCTCCTCGGTCATCCTGGCGGGCGTGGTGAGATGTCCGGGCAGCCGCGGATTCGCCTCGTCGAACAGTCCAGACATGGATGCCATGGCGCGGTTGGCGCTTACGGGGCGGCCGAACAGGACCGGGTGGTCTGGCGCGGCCGCGCTAACCATGGCGTTCTGAACCGCGGTCTTGGTCGCCGCCAGACGCTCGGACTCCACGGCCAGCCGTCCGACCTCGTCGAGATGCTCCGCGACCTGGGCCGCCGTGGTGCCGCTTGGCAAGAGCGATTCCGCCGCGAGCCTCGCCTGCTGGTAGATATTCGCGCTACGTCTGGCGACATCCGCGGCGGCTTGCTTGGCGGCGGCTTTCGCTACCTTGGCGGCCCCTTTTGTGCCGGCCTTCGCCGCGCCGCCGATGGCCGCCTTGCCGGGCCCAGAGACCCACGTCAACGGATCGAGGGCGACCTCGGTCACGAACCCGGCCACGTCTCCCCAGTCGAGGCCAGGCGTGTTCTCCGAGAGAAGTCCCGCCTTTTCGAGGAGATCCCTACCGCTGACCTGGGTTGCCGGATCCGTGACCCCCAATGCATCCGAAAAAGGGATGAGCAGGTTCAGGACTTCCCTGGGCTGGCCACCAAGCAGGCCGCGGATCGCGCGGCCCGGCTTGTCCAGCGTCTCCGCGATGTATCCGATGGTCGAGAGCGTCCCGGCCTTGAGATCGGAGAGAAGATCGGCCTTTTCCTCTGGTTCGAGGGTCAGGTCCAGTTCCGGCAGGGGGCCAGGTTTTTTCCGCTTTTCTGGGAAGAGGCTGATCGCCATGGGCACCTCGGACCGTTACTATTGTTGTGGCCCGAATCCGAGTGCTCGCCCGAGCCTCAGGTTTCGTTCAGCCCATTGTTTATAAAGCTTCATGGGGTCACCAGCCATGCCTGGGGTCACGGTTTTCCAGAATTCCGCCGAGGTAAGTTCATCCCAAACGCCTGGCTCTTCAAGATAGTCCTGAAGCTCATCCTGCCACTTGCGCTCGGCGACGATGCGCGAGATGGCTTCCGGGCCGACGAGGGCCACATCTTCCTCGGTAATGGAGTCGAAGAACTGGTCTGGCCTCATGACCTGTGCTCTTTGTTCGAGATTCTGGAGAGCCCGAACGATGGTGCTGGCGTCTGGCTGTTGCGGCTGATTGGCTTGCCGATCGTCCGGCTGTTGCGGCTGATCGGCTTGCCGACCGTCTGGTGGCGCGGCTTGCCCAACGCCGAACAGGTTTTTCATGGCCTTCTCCGTGAGTTCCTTGGCGAGATTCAGCCTCAGCACTGGGTCCGGGACCTGCTCCCCCAGGCCAGAGATCATGGAATTCATCGTCTCCTGATAAAGCCGTAGATATGCCGCCTGTTCCTCGGCCGTCATCTTTTGTTTGGCCAGTTCCCGCTCCTTCTCGGCCAGATAGAGACGAAGCTGCCTCTCCGCGGCCGCCTCGCGCTCCCGGAACGCCCTCTCATCGGCCGCCTCGCGCGCCTGGAATTCCATGGCGCCTTGAGCCTGGCGCTCCCGGAACGCCCTCTCCGCGGCCGACTCGCGCTCCCGGAATGCCCTGTCCGCGGCCCCCTCTCGCTGGGCCGCGGCGACGCGCATCGCGGCGGCCGCGACATCCGGATTGCCGAGGTTCAGGATCGCGCCGGCCTGTTCCAGGTTGCCGCCTTCCAGGCCTCCGCCGGCGCCGAGCATGGCCAGCGCCACACCCATCGGCGGCATCCCCGTCTGGCGAATGTCCCTGGCCCAGCGGCGAAACGCGCCACGCTGAAGTTCCTGTCTGGCGGCGGCCCGTGCTAGCTGCTTTGCCTTGATGGCATCGGATTCTCGCAAGTAGAGTTCGCCGAACGGCCCGCGGAAGCCTGTCGGTCCAGTGAAGTCTCGCAGCAGCGGCCGGACTGGCCAGACCATGTCCTCGACGACCGGCACGCCAGCCCCGCCCGCGACGGCGGCCTGCGGCGCGGCAGCGCCGGCCGCCTCGGGGATCTCGCCGCCGGCTCTCAGCTCACCGGCAGCAGGCTGGGCGCCGGCTCTCCCCATCACGACCTCACGCTGGCCGAGTGCCCGCGCCGGCGGGCCATACTGCCTCGGCCACATGTGGAGGGGCAGCCTCATCTGAAGCAGCTCGCGTGCCGTCGGGAACCGGCCCTGATTCCAGAAAATCTCCTTGAGCGCCGAGAACTGGTCCGGGTGAAGCCTGGCTTCCCGGTAGAGCCGTTCGATGTTATGGGGCGAGACCCGATCCGGCCCCAGGGTCATTTCCTTGCGCTTGTCGCCTCGCTGCTTCCTCCACTCCTCGAAGGTGATGTCCTTGGACTTGTACGGCTCCTCCCGCTGTATCGGCGGCATCTGGGCGAACCGCCATCCCAGCATGGTCGGATCGCTGGGCGTGGGGCGTGGCGACGGCCTCGATGGAACCACGCGCCCGGTATCGACGCCGCCAGGGCGGGTGCGCTCAAGGATCTCATCGACCTGGTCCAACTGGTCGTCGAGCATGTCGAGCCGTCTTGAGCTATCCCAATATCCGTAGTAAAGCGGTTCCTGCCTGGGCGGGCGGACTGGCAAGGGGCGCCGCCGAGCCACGGGCCTTGCCTGCTGGCTGGGCGCCCGGGCTAGCAAGGGGCGCCGCCGAGCCACTGGCGTTGCCGGCGGTCGAGCGATCTTTCGCAGCGCCTCGTGCTGGAGGATGTCACCCATGTACTCTTCCGGGATGAGCGGCCAAGGCGGGTCACCCAGAGCATCCGCTGGCGAGTCGAATTGGCGCCGAGCGTATTCGTGCGGTTTTGGGGGCGGTTTGACCACGATATTGGGAGGTGGCGTGTATTCCGTCTGCTGGCTGGGGATCTTTTGCGGCACCTCATGCCGCGGGATATCATCCCTGTCCTCTTCCGGGATGGGCGGCCAAGGTCCGTCAGCCAGGGCATCCGCTGGCGAGCCGACTTGGCGCCGGGAGTATTCGTACCAGTTTGCGGGCGGCTTGACCGCGACGTTGGGAGGTGCCGTGGCCGCCGGATGCTGGCTAAGGATCTTTCGCATCAGCTCGTGCCGGAGGATGTCGCCCCTGTACTCCTCCGGGATGAGCGGCCAAGGCGCGTCACCCAGAGCATCCGCTGCCGGATTGAGAGGTGGCGCGACAGCCGCGCCGCCTGGCGCCTGGCCGGCAAGGAACTCGGCCCTGGCCTCGGGCGGCAGGGCCTTGAGGAATTCCCTCATTCGCCAAGGATACTGGTTAGCCATTGGAGTCCCATCAGTTGCGGGGCCATGCTGTTTTCGAGCTGCTGGAGATACGATTGCCCCATCAGCCCGGCCAGCGCCTGGCCGTACTGGTTGGCGAGATTAAAGCCTTGCTGCTGAAACAACCTATTCTCTGACTCGCGGCGCATCTGGTCCTCCAGCGCGGCCTGCTGCGCCCCTGCCAGCATGGTTTGCATGGCGTTCCCGACCATGCCATACACGCCCTCGTCGCGGCTCCGTCCGGGCTGATCGAAGGCCTTCATCAGCTCGGAGCTTTGCATCATCACGTCATTGAAGGCGCGATTGCTCATCAGTGGCATGAGCGAATTGGCCCAGACCTGATCGGCCGTGTCGATGCCAGTGTTCACGTCGATGACGTTCTGGTTGTATGGGCTTCCCCCACTGAGCGAGGCGGCGTAATCCATGGCCGCCCGCGCCTGCTGGGTAAACTCCGGCGTGTACGGCCCAGCAAGCGAGGGGTACGGGACGTACTGCGGCGTGGCTTGAGTTACTGGTGGCTCCTCCCATGGAGTTGGCTGTGTTTGGGCAGCCCTTCCGCGTCGGCTTACCGTGGGCCGAGACCCTGGTGCTCCGGTCAGATATCTCTCCGGCACGGCCCCCTGGGCCCAGGCCGTCCTCGATGGAGTGCCCCCCCAATCGTCCTGAGTATAGGTCTCGGGGTTGAATGGTGACTGTCGGCGCGGTATCGGCGGCCTACCAAATCCTGGCGACCTGTAGACCTTCGACCAGTCGTGCTGGCCGTAGGTGGGCGTGTAGCCCACGGGTGGTGTCAACAGCACCTGACCCTGTGGAGTCACGGTTTCTCCGGCGCTCGTGGGCGTGGCGGGGATCGTGTGCCCGGGCGGCCTGGAGGAATGCCAGCCCCATGGGCCGGTATCGAGACGAGATTGGATGCCGGCCAGAACCTCCTCGAACGGGTTGGCTGCTTCGGCTTCCGGCGGCTCAAGCCCCAGGGCACGCTCGATTCCCGTGTTCCTGGAATTCCAGCTGCCGAAGGTTGGGGGATACGCGAATGCCATCTTTGCGATCGGCTAGATGCCGACTCCCAACGAGGACAGGAACGACAACAAGGCCTGGAGCCTCTGCCTATGCAATGCGTTGGCTGCCTGCTGGAGCTGCTGTGCTTGCTGAATGGCGTTGAATGCCTGGGATGCCCTATCCGCCTGCCATTTTTGCCTGTAGCTGGCTAGCTGCGGCAGGAATTGGTTCCGCAGGTTTGCCGCGGCGGTCTGGCCAGCGATCCGCGCGGCCATGGCCGAGGTGGCGGCATTCTGAGCGAGAGCCGAGGGATTGTAGAAATCTCGCGGTGGCCCTGGCTGAATGAAGGGTGGCGGCTTGACATCTCCCAACAACGCACGGAGTCGCTGCTCGAAGTTATCGATGAGATGTCCAGGAGGACTGTTGAGCCGTACTTGACCGATCATAGGTATTGTCTACGCCGTGTCGGGGGAACGCCCCACGGCCGGAATTGCCAGCCGAGCTGTTTATCCCACGTGGCGCCAGGGTGGGAGAACGCCTTGAGCCAGCGCCTGGCGGCCATGTTTGGCATGCCTCCGAACGCACCGGCGCCTCCTCCAAACCCACCGCCCGTCGGGAGCCTGACGCTGCTGGTGACATTCCCCTGGGCGTCTCGAATATCCCAGCCCTGGATACCAGGCCCGACGCCTAGGGAGCCAAGCATTCCCAGCAGAATCGGGAGCTGCGTGGCCGCGCCGGCCAGCATGTTGGCCCGTTCCCTTGCACGCAGCCTCGCCAACTCCAGGGCGAGCTGCGTCTGGGCGTCCGTTTGGTATTTCGGCAGGTCGTATTGCGTGAGTCTCTGGAGATTGAGCTGATCCAGGAACTGCTTGGCGAGGAGGTTCTGCTGCGCCGCCTGCCCGAAGGCTCCAGCCAGGCCGGAACCGCTTCCGAGCGAGGCGTCGGCGATCGCCTGATTCATCAGGTTCCCAAAGTAGATCTCAAATGGGGTCATGGCCGCGCGGACTACCTCCCAATACAGTCGGAACCATCTGAATTATACCGTGTCATTGCCCGACAATCCGGCCCTGGCCAGTCTCTGCTCGACATCCATCGCGGGGTCGTCGAACCGCGGCAAGAACAGGGCGCGGGGCCGTTTCTGGAAATCTGGCTCCGGCCCCACGAAGTTGACTAGGATCGATAGCCGGGGGAGAGCTGCCTTGTCGCTGACGGGCGCGACGCCATGGGCCGACGACTGACAGTTGGCCATCACCACCATTCTACCCGGCCTGGGGGAATACCGCCTGGCGGGATATAGCGCCACGGGGATGGGGTTGGCGTCGGCTATCCACCACAATTCGAGTTCTCCGCCCCAGTCAGTATTCCACGTGGTGTGCACGAAGATGACCGCCTTGTAGGCGATGGGCCGGCCGTCCGGGGCGTGCGTGTGGTCGAGGTGCGGTTCGAGACGGGCGCCGGCCACCATCGCCTGGGCCCCGGCGCCGTGCCAGAGCTGATCGATTCCGATGGTCGGCAGGTTCTCGGCGGCCCAGGCCGCGGCCATTCCCGCCACCATTTCCCTTTGCCGTGGGTCGATCGGCACCTCGAACTTCCCTGGTTCGTAGTCGCTCGGCCTGCTGGTCCACTGAGAACGGCACGATTGCATGGCGGCAGACAGGGAATAGCACGTGTCGGCCGGCAGGAAATCGTCCACCAGCCAGTGCGGGAAGGGCCTCACTCTGAATCGTGTCAGCGCAGCCATTGCGGGTGTTCAGCCGTCCAGATCGCGACCTTACGGATCTCATGGAGGGTGTCCGGGTGCGGGTCCATGAATCCGAGTTCCCGCATGACGGTTCCATCGAGTGCGTAGCGAAGGTCGTGCCCTGGTCGAGAGCTGTGGAAATCCACCAGCCGGTAACGAAGCGGCTTGCCCAGGGCGTCGGCGACGGTCAAGGCCAGGGTCAGGTTATCGACCTCCAGCGGTCCCACGAAGTTGTACTTCTCGCCGACCTGGGCCCTGGGCAGCAGGAAGAGCAGGGCGTCGGCGACGCTGCGGGCATGCATGTAGAACCTTGAACCTGGAACCATCCGCGGCGACGAATGCACCATGACTTCCTCGCCGTTGAGGATTTTGCGCACGCAGGACGGGATGTACTTCTCATGATGTTGCCGGATGCCGTACACGTTCATGCAGTGAATGATGGAAACCGGCAACTTGAATGTGTTCTGGAAGGCCAGGCACATCTCCTCGGCGCCGGCCTTCGTCGCGGCATACGGATTGCCGCAGTGGTAGCGGTCCCATTCCCTGAACTGTTGTCCAGCATTGGCGGGGCCGAACACCTCGTCGGTGGAGAAGTAGAAGAAGTGCTTGAGGGCGGGAAGCTTGACGGCCCATTCGAGCAAGTGCGTGGTTCCGAGAACGTTGTCGAGCACGAACAGGCTCGGTTCGGCAATGCTCCGATCAACGTGCGACGCCGCGGCCAGATGGAAGACGTAATCAACCTCGCCGACTCTGGCCGAAACGCTATCGGAGATTGGGGCTTTGAGATCGTGCCAGACGACCCTGAGCCTTTCGCGGTCGTCTCGGTCCTGGAGTATTTCGGCCAGTCTGTGCGGCGTGCCGGAGATGTCGAAGCGATCGAGCGTGACGATCTCCCAGTTCGTTCGCGAGAGCAGGGCATCGATGAGATGATGCCCGATGAAGCCCGCGCCGCCGGTTACTAGAGCCCGCATTTTTGCTTCGCCTTTCGTAGTGCCTCGGCCAATCCATCCAGGCTGAATTGCCAGTTGCGTTTCGATTGAATTGCCGCCAGGTGCCCGACAACCGTCAGGTGCGCGTTCCATTCCTCGGCCAGGCAATCCACGATTTCCGTCACGTGCCAGTCGTATTCGGGACGACAGCGGCCGTAATCGTGAAACGCGATGATCGGCTCGGCGACCAGCAATCCGATCGCGCTCCAGAGGGAGTGCCTGACGCCAGTATACGTATGGTCAGCATCGATGAACAGCATATCGAAGCTGCCTGGGGCGAGGTAGCTACAGGCTTTGCCACAATCACCGATTACCGGGATAACCTTCTCGGCGACATTGTACTTGCGCAGGTTGCGCAGCAGGGCGCCGACCTGTTCCACGCACTTTTCGACATCCCATGGCTCGGTGAGCTTGGGCGCCAGGTAGTGGTGGTCAACGGCATAGACCAGCTTGGCGGTCCTCGCCATCACAATGGTGCTCTTCCCGAATTCCGTCCCGATTTCGATGACGAACTTACCAGCCGCGAGCTTTGAGAGCAGCTCTGCTTCCTCGTCGGTAACGGCACTCACGATGTCGATCTTCTCATCCATGCGAGCTAGCCAGGGTATGAGCGCACGGTATGGCGTCAGCTGGCAGATGCGGCCATGGCCATGTTCCGCCCTCGACGAACTGATCGAGGGATTCCACCAGCCGGCCGCCCATGCGCGCGTGACGTTCCAAAAGCGGCGGCCATGCGGCCTTGGAGTAGAGGTTGACTTCACCGTGCCACAGCAGGGCCTGGGCGATTCTCTCTGGTCCAAATTGCGCTGGCCACCCCTCGACATACCACCAGACGATGGGAAGCTGCCAGCGTCTGGGGTGTTCCAGTGCTTCCTTGAGGCGGAACCAGTAGAACGCGCCCGTGAAGTGCCATGGCCAAAGGTACATGGATTGCTGATCGAGGCCGGCGCCAGGGCGCAGGATGGGACCGGCGAAGATGTGCGTTCGCAGGGCGCGCATCGCGGCCTTCCAGCGGTGGAGGCAGTGGTGGTACTGCACCTCCGCCCACAACCAGGCTAGATGGTTTTCGGGGTGCCTGACGCCCTTCGAGTGCATGAAGCAGACGGTTTCGTCCGCCGCCGCGGACGTGAATTGCCTGATCGCCTTGATGAAGGTCTTCGCCTCGCGCTGGGTCGGGTCATTGATGACGAGCAGCCGTTCCGCGTCCGCCGGTAGGGACTTGACGACCTCGGATTCGCATTCCGTCGCCCCGTCGACGGCGATGCCGATGATCTTCCTGCCGTTGAAGACGTGCCAATACCGCCTCAACCACTCGACGTGCCATTCCCATTTGCCGCGGACGGGGTAGAGGTGGTAGAGCAGATGCCTGACCTTCGGCGTGATCCGCGTTGGCCGCGGGCACGGCAGGTTGTTCCAGGTGGCCGGCTTGCCGGGCAGCCCGGATCCGTGGCACTCGAAGCGGACATCCTCGATGGGCATGGTGGTGTGGATCAGCCTTCCACACTTCGAGCAGCGGAAGCTGTGCTGGCCGCCCACGAAGATGAACTGGCAGAGGCGCAATCGCCCGCGGGAGCTGTCGCTTACGCGGCCGTGTGCGAGTTGTCGTAGCGGATGATCCATTTCGTCACGATGGATGGATCCAGATGGTCCCTTCTGTCATGCTCCAGTATCCTGCCCACCGTGTTCACGGTATGCGAGTGAGGCGGAATGCTGAACGAGTGGTTGTGGGCCCCCACGTCGATGCTGACCGGGTGCTTGTGCCCCAGTACCTCATAGGGGCCGTAGAAATAGCAGATGGGTTCATAGATGGGGATGGGCAGCGTGGTTGTAACCAGACAGTTCGGGTCCGTCCTCAGGTCGCCAGGGCAGATTGGTATTGGGCCGGATGGCCCGGTAAGCACTCCGATCTGGTTGCCTGGCCGTCCAGGGTATGCCTGGACGATCGTAAAGCCCGTCATCTCGTAAAAGTGTCTGTGTCGCGGCAGGTGGGCGTAGACGTTCGAGCGGGCACATCCCGTTTCGCCGCTGATGTACAGAACGGTGTAGTCCGTGTAACCGAAAAACCCACCGTCCGAGCTGGTGATCAAGCTGTCCGAGGGGATCTGGTGGGCCGCATGACTGTGGCTGCGCGTTCCGAACGTATTGCCGGCCGTCTGGAAGGGAACATAATCCTCGCCGATGAACACAGTCGGGTCGAGGTATGGAAGCAGCAGTCTCGGATATTTCGCGTCCGCATCCCAGAGCGAGGTGCCGTTTATCGAGGTCAGCAGTTTCCATCCTGGCGGGATTTCGTCATCCGGGCGATCCCAGGCCTTGATGGTGCCGATCTTGTCGTCTAGGTAGTCGCTGATGCAGACCGCCTCTCCATTGGCGTCGTAGGCGAAGAGGATCACGGCATCGGCGACGACGTTCGGATCCTGCCCGCTCTTCTTTGTCTCGTTGATTGCCGACTGCCGGGGCAGGTACACTCGCACATTCGTGGGCAGGGTTGCCTTGCCTCTCCGATCGAGGCACAGGTAGCAATCAACGTACGAGTCGTTCCCGGGGCGGTTGACCCAGTTGAATCGTGCCTTGGCCCAGTAGACGGCGCCCTGGACGGCGTTGAAGTGGTTGTGGATTTCGATTTCCGGGGGCGGGGGTTCAAACTTGATTGGGCCGCGGTGCTCCAGCGGAGCGGCGCAGTTTCCCAGCAGGGCCTGCAGCGCGTCGATCAGTTCCTGCGGCACCTTGCCGACGAGGCTGCCCAGGATCTGGCTCGCCTGGAGCGTGAACATCAGCGCCTCTCATCCGGCACGCCTAGCAGCTCAATGCCGCGGATGCGGATGCCGTCGGCGCTCGAATAGCCCGACAGCTCGAACTGCACCCATTTCTCGCCCTCGGTGCGATCCTCGGATAGGCCAGGCAGGAAAACACGCAGAATGCCGGAGGCCTCGCCCAGGGCGTTGCGGTTTCTGTGGAGGTTCAGGGCTATGACCTGCGAACCACCGGCGACGGAAATGCCGCTGCCCTCGTCGATGAACTGGACGTTGAAGGTCTCCGGGGTCGATGAGTGATTCGTGTACTTGCGCAGCTCCAGGATCACATCCTGTGATACGGGCACATAGATAAGGCGAAACTGGCGGTCCTGGTGGATCTCGATCGGCAGCCACGCGAATATCGGGGACTTGTACTTGCAGGCGATGGCCCCGAGTTGGTAGGTGCTCGTTGTGTCTGGAATCGTGGACCACGTTCCCGAGATTTGCAGCGACGTATTGGAAAGCCTCGCGGCGATCAGGCGGGTCTGGCCGCTGCCGGTCCCAGACACGATGGTGATCGGCACGTCGACGACTTCGGTGGGGAAGACAGCCGAGGAGTCGGTCAGCGTGTTGGACGTGGCGCTGGTGACCGTGCCGCGCACGGTACCCATCGATTCAGACACGCCATCCAGCTTCGTGCCACCAAATCGCAGCCAGCGGTTCGATGTGGAGCCGTTGTACTGCCGAACCGCGCCGCCGCCAGCATGCAGCACGGCGGCGCCGAAGGCCCAGTTGTAGACCTCAATCCACCAGTGATTCGTGCGGTACTGGAAACACAGCGCCCGCGTCGGGCGCGTGTCGCCCGACACGGAGTAATAGAACCTGATCGTCTCCTGTGCCGGGTTCGCCCGCACGAAGAACCACTTGGACATCGAGAAGTCGGGCGATTCCTTCCTCCAGAAATCCTGAATGGGCGACCCGATCGGGTCGATGTTGCCGTTTTCGGTCAGACGATACGGCCCGTGTTGGTCGAACAGGTAGGCCGTACCCTCCACGCGGTCCCAGCACCGTTGATTGAAGGCGCCACGAAACGCATGGAGATGAACCGCGATGTCGATCTCCGGTTGCCGCACGAAAGAGAGGCGGTAGATATGCCTCTCCTTCAGGATGTAGAGATACGAACCGTGCGGCATCAGGCCGGTGATCTCGTTGTCGTCGCCGGTATTTTCCTGGAGAGTGTACGTGTTTTGGATCGGCACGCCCTCCGGATAGTCGGCCGAGCTGAAATAGAGCTTGTTCCTCTCGGACGGCGCCGGCCGAATCACGTAGCTGTAGGTGCCGCTCGTGCCAGAGTAGGCTTTCTTCAGGACGAGCGACGTGGCGGACGGAACGGAATCGATCACGTAGGCCTGTTGGTTGTTTGCCGCCCCGATCAAGTAGAGATAGCGGTTCTTGAACGTGGATGGCCAGTTCGTGCCCGTGCCCGTCACGCTTGTGCTGCCATTCGTGACCGTGACCGTCCCCACGTTGTAGGCCACGTCCACCGCCCAGAATGAGCGATCCTGAAACAGGGCCACGACGGCCTTGTGGTCGGGCGGAACGCCGAAACGATTCGCGTGCGGCCGACCGAATGGCTCGACGAACAGGGGCATGATGGTATTCGGATCTTTCTGGGCGTTCGCGCGCAGTGTCTCGTCCGAGGTGCCCTCGACAAGCATGGTTGTCGTGTTGTCGTCGATGACCGCCACGCGGTAGACGACTCTGCTGTCGTCGGCCAGCGTTCGCCACAACTCCCTCTTGGTGACGCGGGACTGCGAGCTGACGCCGAATGTCCAGTCAAAGGCCTTGTTGGCAGTGGCGGTGATCGTTTGGACCGGCGAAAGGTCGGATGGATTGCCGTACAGATCGACGAACCTGTAGTAGAGATCGTACTGGCCGTCCGAAAGCGCTCCTCCGGCGATCAGCGTCGCGTTCGGCGCAGTGTCCGGCGGATCGATGCCGATCTCAAAGATGCTGTTCGTGACGCCATCCCACACGCCACCACGATCCAGCCCATTGACCATGAGCAGCAACCCATGCCTCGTCTTGGCGAACGACAGGGGCATGAACGTGTTGAACGGTGTGGACGTGATCTGCTTGGCGCCCATGGCGTTCTGGCCTAGAAATAGCCGGCGAGCACATGACCGTCGGAGAGCTGATAGACGATCCAGCTCTGGCCAGGCGTGACGAACAACGTGCCGGCGATCACGTCATTCGAGTTCGTCGAGTTGCCGCCGCTTAGCGCCTGCGTCAGAAATCCGTCCCGCGATTGCATCTCGCCGGGCGTGACGAGCCAGAAATTCTCCTGGACGACGGAAGCCCCGGGCGGAATATCCTCTGGGTCGGCGTTCGTTACCAGCCCAGTGAAAACGCGGATGGACTGATAGGCCCTCGGCCGTTCGCTCATGCTTCAACCGCTCCATCGGCGTGCATCAAGGCGGATAGTCGGAGAGTCGTCGCCGCGTCCCGTGCGGGCCGTATGCGCTGCGAGGCTCGTAGCTCGGACCGTCGGCCGCGGCCGCGTGGTCGATCGCCTCTCGCCAAAGATTGAAGATCTCCTGAATGCCACCCATCCTGCGCCGTCTGGCCAGTTCCAGCTCGAATCCCCTCAGGTACGCCGGCCACAGATAGTCGGGCACATCGATCGGGTCCGAGATGATATACTTCACCCCGGATGCGCTGTTTTCAGGGGCGGAGGCGAGAAACAGCGACGTGGTGCTTTGCACATAGCCGATGATGGCCTGCTCCGCGTACGGAGAAATCCCATCCAGGCCGGTGGGAACCGTCGTGGAGTTGGTGCCGAATCGAATCACGGCCCCAGCCATGGAGGCTTTGAACCCGGTCCCCGTTCCGGTAACCGACGTGCTTCCACCCGTGGCCGAAACCGTGCCCAGGGTCGCCTCGGCTTCGTAGCCTGTCCACCTCAGGGCTCTCGGCTTGCCGTGGTATGCGTAGTCCAGGTCCATGTCGCTTTGTGGAGCGGGCCAGAGAAAGATCGCCTTCCGACCCATTTCCAGCGGATACTGGCCGATGGCGAAGTAGGCTGGGTCTCCGACCATGACCTGCTGATGCCTCAGTCGCCACAGCTCTTCAGCCGTGACTCGCCTCAGCCTCCAGAGCGATCCTCCCAGCTTGGGGTCGGCCAGCTCCAGGAAATCCTCTGGCGCCGGATGAATGTCCTGGATGAGCTTGAAGGACGTTCCAGCGGCCACGTCCGCGCCAGGATTGAGCGTGCGATGCAGCATCAGGGTCGTGTCGTCGAGCCGGGCCACCGAAATATGTGGCCGACCGCTGATCACGATCGTGGCATTCGCGGCCCAGGCGGGCCAGGTCCCGCCCGTGAGCACGAGCAGGCGGTTCGGTGAGTGGGTGTACTGGATCGTGCCGGTCTCATAGGGTGCCGACAGGATGGTACGTCCCTGCTTCAAATAGGCGTTCCACCTCCGCAGGTTGCCGAGGTGGTCGAGGGCGGCCATCGCGGCGCCCCTGAGATCGCGGGCCACGGCGTCCTGCGGGGCTCCGCCCAGGTAGTCGATCCCATGCTGGATCACGTCACGGAACGTTCGCAGGGGCATGACCTACCGTCCGGATAGACGCTCCCTCAGGTCCGCCTTGTACTCGGCCTGTTTCTCGGCCGGCAGCCTCGCCAGGTCGGGATTCTCGGCCACATGCGACTGAAACTCTTCCTCGACGATATCCTCGGCCACCATGTAGGGGCCATCATCGGCCGCCCCATCGTCCTTGTATCGCGGCGGCGGCACGTTGACGATGCCCTCGCAGCCCCAGCCTCGCTGCTCGCAAATCCGCCGGATGTCGTCCTTGCTGTCGATCCATGCCCTGGGGTCGCCCGGGAAATCGGCGAGCTGAGACATGTAGAACTTGCCCTGGGTGCTCACGCCGTGCCTGGCGGCGATGGCCCTGTACAAGCGACCCACCTCCGGTTCGTTCTCGAACTGATCCGCATGGCGCTTGCCGTGCATGAACTCCCGGTCCGTGCACGCGCCAGGCGGCTTCCTGGCCGCGAGCATGTCGGCGAGCTTGGGAGAGACCCCCCGAGCGATGAGCCTGCGATAGCACTCCTCGTAGCTCTCCACGCGCTTCATCGAGACTTGCCCTTCCTGGACGACTTCTCCGAATGGCGCGGCTTGATCTTGCCCTGGGCTTCGAGCGCGTAGTACACGCGCTCCCCCTTGCGTGGGCCGTACTCCGCCTTGAGCTTCTTCATCAACTTCCTATCAACCGGCATTGATGCGTTCTCCTATTGCAGGGATGCGAGAATCCGTGCCGCCTCCTCCGGAAGGGGCTGGGTAGCCGCCTCCGACGGCGGCGGTCGTCGGTTGCCACTAGGTGCCTGTTGCATGGCCTGCTGCATGGCGGCCATCTCGGCCCTCCGGTCTGGCAGCAGCAGGCTCTCGTAGTCCTCGATGTCTTGCGCCCGCGCCCAGTAGGTTAGCAGGCGATTGATCTGCGTCGGGTCACCGGTCTGCTGGTAGTGCGGCATCAACAGCGGCATGAACGTCTGCATGGCCTGCATCGCCTGCGACTGCTGCCACTCCTTGTTGGGCTTCCTGGCGCTGCCGCTCTCGACTCGATATTCGAGGGTCGATGAGGCGCTGGACAGGTCTGGCGAATGGGCCACCTCCATCCAGAGCCGCGTGAGCGGTCCCATCTGCTCCGGGATGCCGGCCGCGGGGTCACCTGGATTGTACGGCTCTCCGAAGATCGGGGCGACATCCTCGGGACCAAGGAACAGTTCCGCGGCGAACGCCTCATTGGCCGCCATCTCGCCCATCCACTCCTCGGTCATGGTCGCCATGTCGTCGGGCCGGAGCTGGGCCAACCCCTGCTTGACTTGGGCCTCCGTCGCCGATCGCATGGCCTGGGAGGTCATCCCCGTTTGCAGCAGCTCGGTTACGCCCGTGGCCAGCTCGAACTCGTGCTTGACGGCCGACAAGACCTTCCACAGCTCGGCCGTGACCTCGGGGACCTGGATGTATCGCAGAATGTCGCCGAACTTCTCGATGTCGTGGGTCTTGAGTTCGATCAGCTCTAGATCGCCGCCGTACAGGATCTGCTCCTTCACCCGTTCGTCGAGCCCCTGGGGGCAGGCCATCAACGTCCGGCTGGCAACCCGCAATCTACCTAGCAAATAGGTATAAATCCAGTTGATCGCCTTCTGATACGACATGGCCGGCATCACGTGGGATTGCGGGTAGACGCAATCGGTGCGCTCATGGAACCACAGGGCCGCGAAGGGCCATGGATTCCTAGCCCGCTTGTAGGTCGGGATGGGCCACGCTAGCCTGGCCTGCAACTCCGCGAGAAGTTGGTCTGGCGGCCACTCGAACAGGTGCGGAGGAACGTTTAGCGGATAGTCCACCCCCTTCGCGACGACCAGATAGACATACTGCCCAAGCTGGTCGAGAATGGCCTGTGCTTCCTCGTTGAGCCCGCGAAGCCGACCGCCCAGCCCCATCCTGGAGTAGATCTCCCAGTATTCGATCTGGTCGTTCGTTGTCTGCTCGTCCGTCAGCCGCGTTTCCTGGCCGCGGCCGCCGCCATCGATCCACCCCTGGTTCGTCCTCCCCTCCGCATTTCCCTTCAGATCGCCTCGTGGCCATCCGAACATCGTCTCCGCCTGCCAGACGGGAACCCTTTTCCGTCTTGCCACCCAACGGCAGTCCCGCAGCTCCGTTTCGTCGCTATCGAACAGAACGTCGCGACTGCACACGTAGAACGAGCCTGGAAGCATGCCGGAGGCGGTCTCCACCAGCTCGCACCAGACGATGCCCATGCCGCTGATCAGTGCGTCCGTGATTGCTCGCCGGCATTCCCTGCGCAGGTTCAGCTCGCCTGGCGTGGCGTTCAGGAATGCCGTCATGAGCTGCGCCTTCACCTTCCAGTGCTGATCCATCATCCCAGGCATTGGGATGGGGGCGGGCTGCCCGGTGGCCGGATCGAGGGCCGCATGCATCGTGGCGGCGTGCTGTGCCATGAGCTGCACGTCAACGTCTGGCAGCCTGGCCGTCACGAGCCTCGTCGGGTTCCGGTGGTACAGGACTGGCAGGAGCACCTGCACCATGTTCGAGACCAGGTTCGCCGCCATCTTGTGCCGCGGCTCGCCGACGGCTGGCATGTTGTACTGCGAGGCCAGGTCGTCCGTGTCCAGGGTGTAAAGGAACTCGTAGTTCGACCTGGCATAGAACCGCATCGCCTCGTCGGCGTCGGCCTGGAAGTGGATCTGCTTGTAGTCCAGGGCGATCTGGAGGACCTTTTGCCAGGCCTGAACGGCCGCCCTGAACGCCTCTGAAACGGGCATTTGCGACTACGCCTTGGAACTCCTGACGATTTTCTCCAGGCTGCTGATCCGATCCCGGAGCAAATTGAACTGCTGCTGGAGCCTCTTGGTCCAGGGGGCGTAATCCCAGATGCCGCCATCCCCCTCGGCCATCAGTCGCCCGTAGAACGTCGGGTCCTGGAGCCGCGGGTCATCGATGTGCAGCACCATGTCGCGGCATTCGGCGCCCGTGCTGGTACGGAAGATCCCCACGAACCCGGCGATATGCCCCTCGCCGCTTGGATTCCTGGCCACGGCCGAAACCAGAAAGGGCGTCCAGGTCCTGGATTCCAGGCCGCTCTTGTAGTAAACGATCTCCCCCACGTCAACATGGGGCATTTCCCACGAAGCCTTGTCGGTCACCATGCGATCCTTTTCAATGCTGCCGTGAACGAATGGGAATGCAGCCCGCTAGTCTGCTGCTTGGCGCGATTATACGCTCTCAGGAAGTCCGGGTAGGCACCATCACCCAATTGTACCTGATTGGTCGTGTCCCGCGAGCTGGCCGGCTTGTACCACGCGAACGGCTCGTCCACGCCACCGCTTATCTCGGCGACCCAGGCGGCTCCATATTCGAGGCAGTCAACTAGGTCGCATCGCCAGAGGACGGTGTTCGGACGATCGGCTCGCTCGCGTTTCTCGGCATTCGCCTTGGAGTAATACCGACTCTGGATCTGTCTGATCAGGTACTGGCAGTTCTCCCTGTGGACCTTTAAGCGGCGAGTGCCGTCCTCATAGCGCTGCATCATCTGCCGCAGAATGATCGTGCGGCTTTCCGGATCCGGGTTCCCGTACAGGAAGGAAGACCCGGTGCGCCGTGACGACAGGCCGACTATCTCGAATGCCCGGGCGTAGTGGTCGAGGATGCGGACGCCGAATCCCTGCGGCGTCTGATGCGCGGTCTTCCCGTCGATGATGAAGACCTCGAACTGCAACTTCGATCCATGCTTCAGCTTCACCTGGGATGCCAGCTCGGCCGCGGTCGTGTTTCGCAGGAATACCTCGTCGTAGGCGTGCAGCTCTCCGCCGTCTGGCGGCACGGCCAGGAACAGCGCGGCGGCGAACGCGGTGCCAGGATCGACGGCCAAAATCCGCATCCAGTCATCGGGAATCCGGAAGGATGTCACCCCGTTCTGACCAATGGAAGGGTCGAACTGCGGGTAAATCCGTCGGCTCTCGGCCGCGTATTCTCCGTGCCACCGCACGCGCAGTTCATCGTCGCCTAGGGCGGACAGCTTCCGGTAGAGGTCCGTTTTCCCATCCTCGGACAGGAAGGGGTTGTCGCCCGTCGATAGGGTGAACTCCTCGATGTTCGGTTCGCCGGCCAGGAATTGGGCATGCAGCTCCATCAGATGGTGGGTGGCGTGCTGCGGCGTGGCCGACCAGACGAACAGCCCGTCACGTTTCACCAGCCGGGCGGAAATCTCGGGCAGCCACCGACGGTTCTCGATTTCCTCGTCGAACCAAGCGTAGTCCAGCTCCACGCCCTGGCGCGGCGCCCCGCGGCTCGTGTGGAAGGTCGCCATCGATTCGTTGTTCAGAATCACCCGGTCAGGCACTCCTCGGCCCTTCTTCACCCAGTAGAGGCTGAGGACCTCGCTTGCGGGGATGATGGGAGGCGAGGGGTACCATTCGCTCCGCCTCTTCGCGTCACCGGGGTCGAGCCTTGATGGGTCGTTCTCGTCCCACCTCACGCTTCGCCAAAGGCCAGTTTCCCTGTCGATGATGATGTAGAATGCGCCGGGCCACCAAAGCTTTTGCCAGATCACGTCCGCCACGTGGTCTTCATCGTAGGCGACGACCATGGCACGGATGCCCTTCGCGGCTCGCTTATGGTAGGGATCCCTGCCCCTGAGGATCCTCGCGAATTCGATGGCCGTGCACAGGGACTTCCCAGCTTGGTTGCCTCCGGAGACGATCCTCTGCCTGGCCATCGAGGCGTGGAAGCGTTCGCAGGCCGGCAGGGCGCGGTATAGCGCCAGGGCGTCGGTGCATTGCGCCACGTAGGTTTCCAGGATTTCGTAGAGCCACTCCAGGTGGGCCTTGCTCGCCGGTAGGGAGGGGCAGCTCTTCGGCCTGCGCCGCTTGGTGACCTGCTCGATCTTTTCGATGGATTTGGCGCGTTCCCGCCAGACCGGGGCCGACGGGTCGATGTTGCCGGTGCTCCAGGGCAGTTGCGGGCGGCTACTCACGGAAGTTGTTCAGGGCATGGCGCATCAGACTCCGGAGCTGATCCGGCTTTAGATCGAGGAGCGGATTGGCCTCGTCTTGAATCCTCTCCGAAGCGATGCAGTTGACGATCATCCGGACGATGTTGCTGCGAGTGCTCGAACCCTTCTTGCTAGTCTTGTACAGCTCGTAGATCAGCTTCGCGATGGCCTGGTAGCCACCGAATCGCACCAGCAGGGCCTGTGCCAGGGCCTGCTTGTTGAGTCGCTGGCCTCGCTTGGCCTGGATTTCCAGAACCAGCTTCTCAACCGCGTCATTGATCAGATCTTCCTGGCCGGGCGATTCCAGAAGCCCTTCCCCAGCCGCTGGCTGGTCCGGCTGATCGATCGCCTCCGGTTCAGGGGCGTGGTTTTGGTTCATGATCGGATAGGTTTCTCAGCAGCTCCTCTTGGGCCCGCATGCTCTTGGCGATCTGCGACAGGCTCTCGCTCTGCGCCTGCATCGCGGTGCTCAGCGTTTGCAGGAACGCCGCGTGGGCACTGACGAGTTCCCGGCCGACCTGCCAACCGGCGTACAGAAGGCCCATCACGAGCACTCCCTGGAAGCCGACCTCCCTGAGTAGCCTTAAGAACAGATCGACGTATGGCGAGCCGGTCCCGTTACCAAGTTGGTTCATGGCGCTTCGCGTTGTCGGGCAAGGAGATATGTTAGTCTACCGAATTCTAGCGATGCCCGTTGACAATCTCCAGTCCGCCTCCATCGACGTGTCGCGCGAACTCGCCCCCGCGCGCAGGGAATATCGTGAGACCAGGCTCTTCTCGTCGCGCCGCCCCTAGCCGGCGCGCAGGCATGATGTCGCTCGGACACACCGCTGGCTCGCGGGCATGACCCCCCCGCGCAGGTATCGGCAAACCAGGATCTTGTCTGGATCAGATGGTCGTGTCAATGGAGCTGCCGTCAGCTCCGCGTCGCGACAACCAAACCGCCGCGCAGGTTTTGCGGATTCCTTGGACGGCTCACCAAGCTGACCATGTCGCGGCCACGAAGCCGCCGCGCAGGCCCGGTGTGTTTGTCAGGGCTGAGATACTGGCCGAGGCACGAGTGGCGGCAACGAAGCCGCCGCCCAGGCATTGACCACTTTCCCACAACCGAGGCTGTGGCCGAGGCGCGAGTCGCGACAACCAAGCCGCCGCGCAGGCGTTGATCACTTTTTCACAACCACGGTCGTGGCCGAGGCGCAAGTCAAGACAACCAAGTCGCCAAGCAGACATGTCGGTTTTTGGTTGGCCAGCCGCGCGCCGCGGGAGGTCGCGATAAAGAAGCCACCGCGCTGGCATTTCGACTGCGCGTCGCGACGAGCGACCCGGCCGCGGATGCCCTTGCCTTGGTGGTGTCGCGGCAATGAGGCCGCCGCGCAGGCGTCGTGGCGCTGGCTCGTCCTTGCATCCGGCGTGTGGGTGTGGCGTCGCGGCAACCAAACCGCCGCGCAGGAGTTCTCCCGATTTGGCCGGCACAGTTGCTGATCACGTCCTTCCAGCCCGACAGTCCCTTCGGCTCGGTCGCGGCAACGAAACCGCCGCGCAGGCATTTGAGCATGGTCAAGGGCGGGCATGTGCCCAAGCTGCCGGTCGCAGTTTAAAAGCCACCGCGCAGGCATGATCATGTGGTTGCGCGTGTGCCGGTCGCGTTGCGTGGGTGGGTCGCAGTAGATCAGCCACTGCGCAGGCAGTTTCAGAGAGGCATCGTGTTGGGGATGCCACCCGTCAGACGTTGCGGTAAATCAGCCACTGCGCAGGCATTGTCAATTGTCGTGGCTGTCGAGCTCCACCTCGTCGCAGTAAATCAGCCACTGCGCAGGCATTGTCAATTGTCGTGGCTGTCGAGCTCCACCTCGTCGCGGTGAATCAGCCACCGCGCAGGCGCTTTCAGTTTATCTGTGTCGAGCGGTCCCGAAACGATGGCCCTCGTCGCAGTAGGTCGGCCACTGCGCAGGCACTTTCGGCGGTCAAGTACGGCTCAACAGTCCTCCTGGACATCGTCGCAGTAAATGCACCACTGCGCAGGCACTTTCGGATCAGCGCTAGTTCGGCCTTTATTGGCATATCGATCGTCGCAGTAAATCCACCACTGCGCAGGCACTTTCGGCACTTGCCCGCGCCGCCGGCATTCGTCGTTGCGGCGTCGCAGTCAATCAGCCACTGCGCAGGCACTTTCGGCCGTTCAGTAGGACAGGCCTCTGCACGTCGAGCAGGTCGCAGTCAATCAGCCACTGCGCAGGCACTTTCGGCTATACCCGGTGGGCGAGTTGCGCGACTGGCTGGCGAGGTCGCAGTAAATCCACCACTGCGCAGGCACTTTCGGGACGGGCGAGGTGACAAGTAAGATCGGGGCAACATCGTCGCAGTAAATCCACCACTGCGCAGGCACTTTCGGCCAATTCGGGCCAATTCGGGCCAATTCGGTCCAATTGTCGCAGTACATCAGCCACTGCGCAGGCACTTTCAGTTGCGGGATGCGTGGGAGGTCGCCCCCGAAGGCAGGTCGCAGTACATTAGCCACTGCGCAGGCACTTTCGGGTAGTCGCGTCGTGGAAGCCGTGCTGGGTCAGCGGGTCGCAGCAGTACATTAGCCACTGCGCAGGCACTTTCAGCACACCACCGAAAGCCACCAACCCAAATCCAGCGCGGTCGCAGTACATTAGCCACTGCGCAGGCACTTTCGGAGCAGGGCGCCGAGCACGCGCGACCGCACCTCCTCGTCGCAGTACATCAGCCACTGCGCAGGCACTTTCGGGGCTGCACGCCCGCCCCGAATGCTTTGAGCCGCTTGTCGCAGTAAATCCACCACTGCGCAGGCACTTTCGGAGAGTAGTGCTCGGCAATCATGCCGAGTTCGACGGCGTCGCAGTAAATGCACCACTGCGCAGGCACTTTCGGCCACAGCGTCCGAACGGAAATACCGCCTAAGTAGGTCGCAGTAAATCCACCACTGCGCAGGCACTTTCGGCCGGCTCGCTCAGCCAAGCCCGAATCGCCGCGGGGTCGTCGCAGTAAATCCACCACTGCGCAGGCACTTTCGGTCATCCATGTGCCGCATGTCGCGACGATGGGCGTGGGTCGCAGTAAATCCACCACTGCGCAGGCACTTTCGGCCAGTGCCGCCCAAATAGTGCTTTTGCACTACACGTCGCAGTAAATCCACCACTGCGCAGGCACTATCAGAATTCCGTTTGCCGTCTTGATGGCAACCGCTTTGCAGTCGCAGTCAATCAGCCACTGCGCAGGCACTTTCGGACAAGCAGGTCGCGCTCCTCGCGGGGCGGACGCCGGTCGCAGTCAATCAGCCACTGCGCAGGCACTTTCGGGAGGCGCTGCGGCGGTTGGCGGCGACCGGCCTGGCCGTCGCAGTCAATTAGCCATTGCGCAGGCACTTTCGGGGATTGCGGGGCCGCCTGCCGGGCAAGGCCATCCAGGTCGCAGTCAATCAGCCACTGCGCAGGCACTTTCGGTTGCGTTCTTGGAATCTACGACTCGGCTGCGACTCGTCGCAGTCAATCAGCCACTGCGCAGGCACTTTCGGGCCGTCGGAATTGCTGCTGGAACCCCCCCCAGCAAGTCGCAGTCAATCAGCCACTGCGCAGGCACTTTCGGAGGTATCACCACCACATTGCGGCCGGTCAGGGGTGTCGTCGCAGTCAATCAGCCACTGCGCAGGCACTTTCGGATGAGATCTGGCAGGAAAGCAAAGATGGCCAACCCCGTCGCAGTCAATCAGCCACTGCGCAGGCACTTTCGGGCAAGGGATGGGGCCGCGTGGGAAGGTCCAGCTCCAGTCGCAGTCAATCAGCCACTGCGCAGGCACTTTCGGCGGCGGCTGGCGGCCGTGGTGCGGGGCGTGTGCCGCGTCGCAGTCAATCAGCCACTGCGCAGGCACTTTCGGGGAAGGGGGCGTGACGAACTGCGTCACTCGGTGACGTCGCAGTCAATCAGCCACTGCGCAGGCACTTTCGGCCGGTGCTCCAGCTTGAAGGCGTCCATGGCTCCGGGTCGCAGTCAATCAGCCACTGCGCAGGCACTTTCGGCGCGGACGCAACGCACCCACCAGCCACGACACGTAGTCGCAGTCAATCAGCCACTGCGCAGGCACTTTCGGAGCACCGGCATAAGACAAGATACCGCAAAGGGTTAGGCAACGCAAATCGAGAGCCATGCACCAATTGGGCCATCGGAAACGTGGCACAACGCAGCCTCTCGCGGCGAACAAGCGACCGCGCCGGCCTACTGCCGTGTCTCACTGCGCGCGGCTTCGCTTGCGGTTGTCGCGGCGTTCAGGCCGCCGCGCGGGCATCGCGTCTCGCGGCACTTCGTCCGCGCGCTCGCCTCGTTCTCCAACGTCGCCAAGTCGCGGTAACCAAGCCACCACGCGGGCATCGCGATTGTCACGCGGGGCCTTGTCGCAGCAAGCGGACCGCTGCGCAGGCGTGGCTCTACAAGTCGGCACGCAGACACTTCGATGTGATCGCAGCCAGAGTGGCAGCCGCCAAACCGCTGCCCAAGCGTAGCGATGTTGCCGAGATTGCCAGCACGGCGCACGCACTACTTGCCCTCGGCCGATCGCGACTACTCAGCCGCCGCGCAGGCATTGACTCGCGCCGCAATCGCAATGCCTAGTAGTCGCAGCCGCCAAGCCGCCGCGCAAGCATTGCGTCGGTTATCCCGTTGCACGCGGTCATTGCGACACTTCATTGAAATTCTCATTGGGCGGGCGTCCCCCTGTCGCGGTAACTCAGCCACCGCGCGGGCATTGGCGACGCGAGGTCATGTTGCTCGATGGCGTGGGCATTATAGGTCGCAGTAAATCAGCCACTGCGCAGGCACCATCACCCAGGCCGGGTAAAGGAGGTTGGAAACCCCGACCTGGGGGCGCAGTAAGTCAGCCACTGCGCTGGCAATATCACGTACCCCAGAAGTATAGCACCGCTGCCCGGCAGGCAGTCGCAATAGCTCAGCCAACGCGCAGGCACTGTTACACCAGCCGCGCTTGAGGCGTAGGGGTCGCGTGTTACCGTCGCAGTAAATCAGCCACTGCGCAGGCACTGTTACGGAGCCGCCAAATCAGGCTGGCCAAAAGTGCCCCGGTCGCAGTAAATCAGCCACTGCGCAGGCACTGTTACGGCGGACGCTGGCCTGCGTGACAACGAAGAATTGAGTCGCAGTAAATCAGCCACTGCGCAGGCACTGTTACGGTTCCAGATTTAGGCAGCCGCCATCGGCATACCGTCGCAGTAAGTCAGCCACTGCGCAGGCACTGTTACCGTGGTTGTGATGCCAGACCACGACTCAGCCGGCGTCGCAGTCAATCAGCCACTGCGCAGGCACTGTTACTCTCGGGCCGCCCACGCCTCTAAGTCCGCTACCCGGTCGCAGTAAATCAGCCACTGCGCAGGCACTGTTACCTATCCCCGCGGTGCGAATTGGGCGCAGGGTGTTCGTCGCAGTAAATCAGCCACTGCGCAGGCACTGTTACGCCACCAAGCACCAGTCCGGCCTGCCACACACAGGGGTCGCAGTAAATCAGCCACTGCGCAGGCACTGTTACATCGGGTCGCGTGGTGCGGCCCCGGATCCCTGCGAGGTCGCAGTAAATCAGCCACTGCGCAGGCACTGTTACAAACCTCCGTGCTTGGCAGTGCAGACAAGGGCACTCGTCGCAGTAAATCAGCCACTGCGCAGGCACTGTTACATGTCGACACCTCTGAAAACGACCCCCCCAACCCGGTCGCAGTAAATCAGCCACTGCGCAGGCACTGTTACCGGCGGCGGCGGCAGTGCGTCACGGGGCACCAGCGGGCGTCGCAGTAAATCAGCCACTGCGCAGGCACTGTTACGGCACAAACAGTCCCTCGCGCCCGCCACGCACGGAGTCGCAGTAAATCAGCCACTGCGCAGGCACTGTTACTCTCCGTGCTTGTTTCACCGGCACCAGCTCCAGACCGTCGCAGTAAATCAGCCACTGCGCAGGCACTGTTACCTCGCATCCGTCACAACGAGGACGGCCTCGGGCGGGTCGCAGTAAATCAGCCACTGCGCAGGCACTGTTACCTGGTGGCCGAGGGGAGGCTGTCCAAGGCGGTTGCGTCGCAGTAAATCAGCCACTGCGCAGGCACTGTTATCAGGGGGCGTCCTCGATCTGGCACAACGCATCCAGGTCGCAGTAAATCAGCCACTGCGCAGGCACTGTTATAGCTTCACTGCGGGCAGCGGCCCACGGGGGTGCGTCGTCGCAGTAAATCAGCCACTGCGCAGGCACTGTTACCGTTGCGTTCCTCGAAAGCACGACCAAGCTGCGACTAGTCGCAGTAAATCAGCCACTGCGCAGGCACTGTTACGCGCCCTCCGCCTCCGCCGCCAGCACCCACCGACCGGTCGCAGTAAATCAGCCACTGCGCAGGCACTGTTACACCGTCGGCATAAGTCCAATCAGCACAGGTCGTTGGGAAATGTCAATCGACCGGCGCGCGCGG